TCGCGGGGCACCACGCGTCTGGCAGTACTCTTGACCTCGGCTTACGTGTTCTCGGCTCTAGTGATACTCAAGTGGGGGCCGAGGCCTTTGCGGGAGTTAGTGGCGAGATTGTTAAAGGACTAGACGTGTTCGCCGACGCGAGCATGGAGCTGAACGATAGACTATCATGGCAGACAACTGCTGGATTGAAGTGGAGATGGTAGATGGCTGACTATGCGAAATTAGAAGTGAAGGGTATTTATTCGGCAAGCTCAGGCTCTGCTGCGAAAGCATCCTTCGCCCCTCCTAGCCTTGAACTCACCCCTGATGAATACTTCCATGCTGAAATTCAGGCAGACACTAGCGCCGGAACAACCATCACGACCAGCATCCTCAGTGCTGCTACTCTTTTAGTGGTGAAGAATAACGATACGACGAACTACGTAACGGCTACCTTTGACAGCGCTGGCAACAGTTCAGTCGATAACCTTATTCGAATTGCTGCTGGTGGATTTTTGGTGACGACGGATTTCACTGTAGCCCAGAACCTAAAGCTCATTGCCGACACTGCTGCATGCGAATGCGAAGTCTTCATTGTAGGAACCTAATAGGATGAGCCAGATAGGTAAGTACTTCAAGGCCACTGAGTTTGAGTGTCCATGCTGTAAGCTGACAGCTCCGAGCAATAGGTTGGTAGGGATTCTTGATGTGGCTCGAACTCACTTGGGCCCACTTCGAATCAATAGCAGTTATCGGTGTCCCAAGCACAACGCTGAGGTGGGAGGGAAGAAACATAGCCTGCACCTGCCAATAGGGGGCACAGTCTACGCTGCCGATGTTACCTATTCAGATGCGGGTAAGCGTCATGGCGAGCATATTCTTAGACTTTATGTGGTGCTCGAGAATATTGCGAGACGTTTCGATGGAATGCCTTACGGCTTGGGGCTCTATGGCACCTTCGTCCACTTCGATACGAGAGGTGAGGTTGGCAAGCCTATGGCTCGCTGGGATGAGTACCCTTGGATTCGATAAGTGGAACAGGGGGTGGTTGATCACTTCCACACGCCCTGCTCCGTCACAGGCTGAGGCTCTCCTCCGAAGAGTTATGAGCGTTGTGCCTGCTAGTGTAGCCGACGAGGTTTAACGTTGATTCTTACCCGCCAGTGTACCCGTCACCTCCACACGTTTCATGCTTCTACTCTCCTGCTCTCGGCACCGTTGATAGCGAGGCATAGACCCCGCGTCCCCAGTGCCTTCTGTTGTATCCCGGCGGATTGAGATCTGGCTTCTCTCTCCACTGCATCATCCATCTCTTGCCTATTGGCTCAACAGCGGGTGATGACGGATCCTGCTCTTCTCCTTTCGGGACTGCTTCATATCTTTCTTCAACTTCTTGGGGCGTATCACCGTAGATGGTGACCGTGATGTAACTGCAAAACATTCCTATCTCCCTGGTTATGCTTTCTCCTTTCCGTCCAGCGGGAAGGCCATCTTTGCTATCTCCACGAAATCCTCTAGTCTCATTGTTATTGTTGGCTTCTCTCTGTCCCACTTACATACTGCGACACAGACCTTGGATGCGCCACTGGCATCTCTTGCTGCCTCGGCTTGCTCGAGGGCTGCTTTAATATTGGGTCTCTTCCCCACCTTGCATTCTACCCAGAGCTTAGGACAATCTACGTCTGCCCTGGTATCCCCNGAGAAACATTGCCCCGAGCTCCGGATAGTCCGCTCCCCAAAGACTGGCTTCAGTTCGTTTGCCACGAAGCGCTCGAACCTAGCGCCCTTCTCTCTTTGAGCTTTACCCATTGGACGTCTTGGCCCAGTAATCAAGCTGAAGTGCGCGGGCCCACCAGTTCTTCATACAAGTCTCGTGCTCACATCTGAGCTGGGGACAGTCGGCGGTCTCAATCCAACGCCGCTCATGATAAGCAGCATGTTCCAATGCCTGATCTACGTGGCTGCTCCACTCTCTCTTCAGCTCTGACGGTGCTGACATTATGTCCCCCTCAGCGACTTGTCCTTGATCTCAATAAACCCGCCACCAGCTCTAAACCCATCCTTCATCCTGTCGGTAATCCTGTCGCCGTACCGCTCTCTGAAGTCGTGGCCATTGAGGTTGGTGGTGATGAGTGTTGGCAGATAATTGCCAGACCTCTCTTCTAAAATCTCATCGAGCCTGCTGTTGAAGTACCGGTTCTTATCCATGTACTCCATGCCGAGGTCGTCGATGACCATGTATGGTACGCGCATGATCTCATCCATGTTGCTGTTGTAGCCGCACTCTCTAGTGAGACGAGCTGCTGGCCACCAAGTTCTTTTAGTGAGGGTCAGTCGTCTACTCGCCTTAGTGAAAAGCCAGTAGCCTGCTGCGATAGACTTACCGCAACCCTTTCCCCCTGCTATTGTGAATGACCAAGGGAGCTTTGACTTCTCCTGGCTCTCTGCCCATGCCTGAATGGCTAACAGGGCTGTTGTTTTCCTGAGCTTGAAGTGGGGATCTTCAGTAGGGAGGACGTAATCAACAACTCTCTCTGGGACTCCCTGTTCTTTGAGCGTCTCCCAAATAGCGTGCAGCCTGTTGGCCTGCTCTGACTTCTGGGTCTCCTCCTCGTGTTGATCCTCTTCCCCCCGCTCTCTGGCTTTCGCCATGATTCTCTTTACTGCTTTCCCAAAAACAGTTCCCTCGAGTTCGTTATCCGAGAGCTCTCTGAAGTTAGAACTCTGCGTTTCCCCCACTGAACTCTTCGCTTCCTCCGTGGTACCCATGGGCATTCCCTTTCTTTTGCTTCTCTTTCATTTCAATAAACTGGTCTACCTTCTCTTGGTTCCTGAAAACATAGGCTAGCCCGTGGCCATTGGGGATGTCCTGGTGCCAGTCGCATTTGAGGTTATTGTCTATTGCGAGCTTGAGCTCTTTGATGCTGTAGCCTTCACTGAGCCTTGACTCGATGAGCTTGAATAGCTTGTGGCCTGGCTTCACAGCCCGGGCTTTTTTGGGGTGTATGCTTCTGTAGTAGTTAAGGACTGACTTGGCTGCGTCCCGGTGCTTTGTCTCTGGCTCCTCTAGCTTTGCTTTAAGGTCGACTGGCTGGATGATGCCGCATTTGTGTAGTGCATTGAGAAGATCTCTCGTCTTCTCTACTATCTCAGCTCGCTCTTGTTCTGATATTGAAACTTCTTTCATTACTGCTCCGAAAGGCTAGGCCGGCCCACGCACAAAATGCGCGTTGGGGGATACATGGGCCGACCTTGCCAAGTGGAATCAAAATGGAACGTCGTCAGATGCCTCAATGGGTTTGACGATATCGCTGTCAGCAAGACTTTCCTGCTGGTCCTGGCTAAGATAGCGAGCAGGTTTCAGCCAACGGTCTCCATCCTTGCGCTTCATATAGACAACGCCCTCTGTCCCCTTGTACTCATCGGGATCAAAGGAGAGAACCTTGTCCTTGTATGGATCAGGCAGTCCGACACACTCGGAGAGATTACGAAACTTCCACATTGCCTTTGGTGTCAGGTAGAATGTTTCATTGGTTTCCATCCCAGTGTAACCACCTTCGAGATGGAAGCTAACCTCGATACACTGGCGAGTAAACTTCTGCCCTTTTTCAAGCTTCTCGATCTCAACCCAATTCTTGGGCCCGAGTTCGCAGCTTACCTGTGTACCCGTGATAGTGAAGTTGTAGTTCCCTTCACTGAACGTTGGGCGTGAAACTTGTTGCGGCTCTTCGCCTACTTCTACTGTTACTCTAGCCATTACTGGCCTCCTTCTTTCATGTGCTTCTCGTACTCTGAGTAAGCCAGTTTAATTTTATCGGGCATTTCATACCCGGCTCTACACCCTGCATCTCTTGCCGGGCTTCCTTTGAATACAATCCAACGGTCTTTGCCCAACTGGTGAGCCTTCCCTTCAATGGCTTTGTATTCCATGCAACAATGACCGAGTTGATCTACCCAGTCTCTAACCAAGTTCCAGCAACCCGGATCAATCGAGCCACCAAATTTCTTGAAGTCATCACCCAGTGCATTGGCTCCCTTCTGGAGTCCATCGTGGCTAATGACAACCACTGCCATCCCTCTCTTATCTCGGAGAAGCTCCAACCCTCTGAGCAATCGCTTGAACTCTTCTCTCATCTGGGATGGTCCCTTGAAGAAGGCCATGTATTGCTTGGTGTCATTGTTATAGTCCGTCGTAAGGACGTGCTTGGTACATAGCGACACTGCTACATCCAAGGTGTCCAGGACTGCTGTCTCCCTGTCGTGCTCACTATCGAGCAGATCTCCAATGCACTTAAGCAGCCCTAGCCACGAGGATGACGGTCCATCCTTTGGTAGCTTGGGCACCCTAAGCCCTGATGCCCCACGCTCCGTCCATAAGAAGATGGGCCTTGGGAACATGGAGGCAAACGTTGACTTGCCTATCTTGGGGGATCCATAGATGCCGGTTATGGCTTGTGGGATTGGTTGTAGGCTGAGCTCTTCATCACTGTAGATGTCTAGCTTACTCATGTTTTCTCCTAGAATGGGAGCGCTTGCTCCTCGCGCTTCTTGCGCTTAGCTAGTTTGGCAGAGGTATCGAGTTCCTCTACCCCTGTACATATATCAAAGAATGCACAAGTTCCAAACCTGCTGCATTCATTTGGGTTACGTGGCCAGCTCAAGGCCCGTGTCTCAAGGGGTATGTTGCCTGAACACAGATGCCCCTCGGCTGCACATGCTATCTCTTTCACCTCCATTAGCTTGATGTGCTTGTCGCTTGTTCCGATGGTAACAATCCCATCTTGAAACCGACTGTCCTCATTGAAGTACTTGAACATTCTTTCCTGAAAGTCTTCAATGGTTTCCCTGTTCTCTTCCTCTCTTTGTGCCCACTCTTCGTCTGTCTCTGCTTTCTTTCTCCGAATGGGTTTCTTTCTTGATGGCTTAGACTTGGTGGTTGCTATTACTAGGTACCTGATCTCAATGTTCTCAACGTCATCCTCTACCTGGCGCAGTGCCTCTTCATAGATGATTGGCTGTGTTGAGAACCCTTTGACTCTCCACCATGTAGATCCTTTCTCTAGTGCATCGGACATACTGGTGGTCTTCAGGTCTATTAGGATGTGGGTCTTCCTCTTCTCATCATACCCAATGACATCAAAGATACCTCGGAACGGTTTGCCGACTATCTCTGTTTCCCATTCCATCTCGGTGCCGATGACTTTCATGTCTTTCATCCATGGCTCGAGTGGGTGGTGAGGATCTCCGTAGTGACTATAGAATCCAATGACCATGGCCTTTGCCTTGGCTATGTCAACATCGGACACCTCCCACTGCTGCTTGATCTCAGCTGCCTTCTGGTCCACGATATCCATGGCAACACTGGCGTCCCATTTTAGGAAGTAACCTTTATTGATTGCTTCATGAACCATGAGCCCTATTGCCCTAGCAGGACTGACCTTCACCTCTTCATAGCCAGCTACCTTCCGATAGAAGAACCGACGCAAGCATCCTTGTGCATCGTCAAGACTTGTGCTCGACCACACTATGCCTTCAGTCTTCCTTGAACTCATCGTGCATCTCCTGCTCTTCACGCGCTACCTTGCACAGCTCTAAGTATCGAGCATGCTCATACCCACAATCATACAGCCTATGCGTTGCAACCATGCCTGGCATCTCTGCTAGATTGAATGCCTCTGCTCCTGCCTCTGCCATGAAGACCATTCTCCAGATAGAATTGGTTATACCGCTGTCTCCGTATTTCGAAAAGGCCCCGAGAAACTCTTTGACTCTGAAGATGTGTCGAATCAAAGAAAGGTCTTTCTCTTCCTCTGCATTTCCTACTTCGCTACTCATTACTCTTCTCCTTCTTCCGAACGTGGTTCAGCCCAACGGAAATCTTCCGGAAAGCTAGGGCAATCATTTTTTTTTAGCTGGTGGTAGGCCGAGCCTGGATAGCTTGACCTTGATTAGTCTAGGCTTGAACTTTGGGCGGGGTTTCTTTTTTGCTTGAGCCATTGCTGGCCTCCTCAGTAATCATTCTAAATGCTTTGTCTGCTTCTCGAGCAGCCTTCAGTATAAACTCTCTGTCATTCTTCAGGGCCTTTAGCCAGCTCTGACAGTATGCTGCCTGGTTTTCAATGACTCCCTTAACACCTGTGTGGTGACATAGGAAGGCGCTACCAATTTCTGCAATCAATTCCTCCCTAGAGTAGGAGTGAGAGTCAAGCATCAGTGGCTTGAGATCTCTATCCAATCTCTTCTTGTTGCCAGTAGAGTGAACCAGTTCATGGAACAGTGCAGAGTAGTACTCCCCGTCACTGTTAAACTTCCCTTGCTCTGGCATGTAGACGGTGTCGACGACTGCCCCATAGCAGGGATTGTATGGCCCGGTGGTAATCCTTGGCCTGTCTACCCATCCGTTGAGAACATCTTCAGCGCTTTGATTCTTTTCTGTTTCCCTTGTGTCATTAAAGGACAGCCCCTCAATCTGAGAGGTGTTCCAAATTTTATAGAATCTTGTGAAGCGATATTCTTTGTTTGTCTTNTCATTCTTACCNCTTCCGTAAAAGAGAATGGGAAGATAGCGCTCACCATCTTTGATAGTTGCGCCGAGTTTGTTGATCTGATTACGAGTAAGGAACCCTGGCTCCTTGAACCCAGTCACCATTGGATGGGTGAACAAGGCATTGGCCCCACTATAAGGCTTGCCTGATATGATGTTCCTTGATCTCGAGCTCGCCCATGATTGCTTCCAAGGGGCCGTGCCTTTCTCTAGTGCTTCTATAATTTTAGAGGTTACTATCTCCATTACTTTCTGGCTCATCGCTTTCTCCTGCTTCTGTCATTGTGAATGTTTATTCATCCTCCTCTAGCTGTCGCTCAATGTTGTGGTAGGCAAGGACTCGTTTCACCTCGACCATAAAAATGTTGAGAGCCTTGAACATTTTCGAAGTGTGTTCAATCTTTCCTTCAATGATGAATTGTTGAGCTGCTTCCCAGATTGCAATCCGGGTTCTCATTTCAGGATTGAAGAGCTCTGCGTTGCATTCTTCAATTGCTTTCCAGTCTATCTTGTCACCCAATGGTATCTCCATACTTTGTGCCCGTCGTCGAGCGTGTAAAGTTCGCGCTGTTCTATCTGTTCTGTTTCCTTGAGCCAGCGCATGACATCAAGGCTTCGTCTGTGCCATGCCCATGAGTATGCAGCCAGGTCATAATGAACCGGCATCCACTGTGGCATGTATGAATCGAATCGAATCCCACTGATGCAGGAACTGATGTTTAAGATCTGATTGCGAAGGAAGTAAAGGTCTTCCTGTTTGTCTTCGGATGTTTGCGGGACGATGTACCAGTTAGATTCTTCCGAGTCTTTCCATCGGTGCTTCTTTAGTTCACTGAGTCTATAGTCAAGCAAACGCTTTGACTCTCCCTCCCATCCCTCGAACCAAGCAAACCTGTGTATCTTCTCCCCCCATAATCCAGCCTTGGCTACCTGATGATAGATAGCAATGCTCCCATTACTGAGGTCACCGGCTAGACTGGAAGAGCCCGGCCATCTCTTGCGAGTATAGCCAGATGCTCCACCACGTCGGTCGTCTGCATTTACTTGATCAATCTTCTCTAGGAGGAGGCCTACTGGTTTGACTCGCCATCCACCTCGTCCTCGCACGTCGCTGCTGGCTTCGTCCCAGTCGAAGAAGAGCCAGTCGATGTACTTGTTGTACAAGTTTGGCTCACCGTGCAGTGGGACCCATCCGTTTCCTCCTGCGATACCTGTGCAGGCTTCTCCGTAGTAGTCCTCGTTGAACCACTCGTTGCTGTAGTGCATGACGCACCTTCTTTCTTTGCTGCTCTTTGCCTCCGCTGGTAGTCGAGGACTTCGCTTGCCATTGAGCGTTGCCATCCACGGGTAGGCTTGTATCTGTCATGGCTCATCGGTGTCTGCTCCTGTCTGCTTTGTTAGCTCAGATTGAAAGACATCAAGGATCTTCTCCCTGGTCCATCCCATCTCAAGCATATGTTCAACTAGGCTTGCGGTGTCGGACAACACCATACCCACTCTTAGATTCTTCTCATGTGGTTCTAAGTTATCCCACATCAACGTCTCCTCCAGTTGCATGGCCAGTGCTTTCATGGCTCCCATTTCTGTGCTCCTCTACGTACTCAATGAACTCCCGTGCTACCTTTATCAGGTACCACAGTCTTGTTGATCTCTCCTGAAGTCTCTCGATGTCTCCTATACTTATAGCATAGCATGCCTCGACATATTTTTTATAGGCTATGATGACATCCATATATTCCTGTGGTTTCCACACATCGAGGCCGGACCACCCCTCTTCTTTGCCTATGTAGATCGTATACATCTCGATGAAGGCAGTCGCGCCTTGGTCTCTCTCTTTTGTTTTGTGCCATTGGTTGAGTGCTGTCTTTGATCTGACAGGGATGGNTGCTCTTTTCTANCAGGGCTGTGAGATGCCTCTTCAATTTCTGGAGATAGCTACTTTCTTTTATGAGCAGAGTACCTCCCAGATTGCCTTGCTCAGTCTCTTTCTCCATGGGTTGCTCCATTGCTTCATTGCTCTGGCCTTTCTTCGAGTTGCTTGATTACTTTCCAGATCGGCTCCCTAATTCTTTGCTGTATTGATTCGCTCACTGGTTTTCCTCTCCATCTTTCCAGGCTTATCATGAAGTTTTCAATCTCCTCGCTAGCCTCTCTGAGTTCGTTGGCTAGTGCGCTGTAGGTATCCATTGTTTTCTCCTTGTTATGGCAAAACAAAAGAGGCTTGGGCTGACCCACCCAAACCCCTCTTGTAGGCCTATCTGTTACTGGTGCATCACGAGCCCGAGATCTCTCTTCGTCTCGTCCGCTGCCTCGATGAGTCGGTCAGCCTCGGCGTTCATCAGTGCCTCTGCCTCCTCATCCTTGCCCGCCCTGCGTAGTGCCTCACATCGGTCAGCCAACGTCGGCTCCTTGGCTAGCTCTTCATCTGTTCGCCCCGCCCCGTGCTTGGCCTGGTCCAACTGGTCCCGCATGTACTTGGGTGTTGCCTGGTCCATGGCGTCCTCGGTCTTGAGCTTATCGATGACTTCGTAGAGTTCGTCAGCGGTCCACGGGCTGGTGAAGTTCTCACCGGGGAAGCGTCCAATGAGCCTCCCGACTTGTCCGTAGAACTTGTTCGCGTCTTCTCTCGACCCTGCGATCTCGTCCGCCTGTCGTCGGAGTGCTTCCTCTTCGAGTACCAGTGTACCCTTGCGGCGGCCCTCGTTCTTCTTGTCGGTTGCGATGTAGCTCCAGACACTCGGTCCTTTGCTGCCCTTGAGCCGTGCGTTCGGGTCTCGCTCCCATGTGTGGAACCGCACAACGCCCTCTCTGGCCTGGCACTCGAAGCCCTTCTCTTTGCCCTCGTTGTACTCGACGATGAATGTCCCCTTCCAGAGACCCCAGAAGAATGCCTTGTCCTTGGCTACCCTGACTTGCGGGATGAGTGTCTTGAGGATGTACTCCTTGAGCCTATCTCGATCGATGACTCCTCCCTTGCCTCGCCCGGTGCGGCCTACATTCTCGGCGGGCATCTGCTTCTTGCGCTTCTCGGTCTGGGCATGAAACGCCTCGTCCGAGTAAGCCGAGTGGTCGATGTCCCCTCGTTGCTTGAAGGAGGAGAAGATAAGGTTCCTGGTTGGTGATGGGGTTGATGATTTCTTGCTGCTGAAAAACTTGCTGAAAAAGTTCACGATTTTCTTTCCTTGCTACGGTGTTAAGTTGTCTCTGATCTCTTGCCTGATTATTCTTATCTCTCTTCTATTAATCACCCTCTCGCTTATCTTCTCCTCCTCCCTACTAGGACATGTGCTCCTGGTGGACACACACGAGAAGTCGACAGCTTCCCGACAGGCTCTGCATCTATCGTCTCGCATTGTCCCACTCCTCATCTCTGCACTTATCCAGGAAGCGCTCGATGAGTAGGTGTGGATGATCTGCGTACTGCTGGGCGATGATGAAGGTGTTGACGTACCAATGCGGATGTTCTGCTGAACTCATTTAGTTGCTCCGATGTAAGGGGTTTCTATTGGACTATTGCTTATTCTCTACTCTCAACTACTCGCTTATATTCTCCTCCACCTCCTCTTGTGCCTTGAGGTCCCAGAACATGGCGCATACGAAGGCCTTGGTCTCCAGCCTCTCGAGTTCTTCTACTGTTTGGTGGGTTACGTGCTGACAGGTGGACCAAGGACCCACGGGCTCATCGGTGATCTCACAGTGCTCGTAGATGCGATACAACTCGTCTTTGACCTTCTGTAGGAAACTAAGGCTTATCTGTTGAGGGGTCATGATTGTTCTCCTTCTTTCTTGGGTTGTTGTTCGAGAGCTGCTAGCTCCCATGGACACTCGGCCTCAATGTCGAGACAGACGCGGACTGGTTCTTCTTCTTGCTTANTCATCGGTTGCTCCTTCTGTTCTTGTAACTGGGTAGTGCCATGATGAGGGCTCTCACCTCGTCAAACGGGTCGTGACCTGGCCAAAGCTCACAGAACTCATGGAAGATGGCGGGCATGGCCCAGTCCTCGTTGGGGAATGCTGCTACCGCTTTCGCGGCTACTTCGTCATGGATGGTATTGCGCATGGAACGCTCCAAAGGTGACAAGTTTTGTGCAAACTTGGTGTGGTTTTATGCGAAGCTCCAGCCTCCCCAGGAGTGGAGAGACCAGAGATATCGCATGGTTAGGGTGGATGTGGTGTGTCCTGGTGGACGTTATCCCTGGGGTGGGACTACTTAAGGAACGACACCGCAGCTACGTGCATTGGATGCCACTCTTGCCCCTGAAGCCACTTGATGTGACAAGCCTGATGACGGATCCACGTTCCCTTGTACTGAGGTGACCCGTCCTGCTTGAACCCGAGTAGCTTGCCATTGTGGTAGACCGCAACCTCGCCCTGTTGAACGACCTTCCCGCAGGTGCAAGCCTTCTGGCCCTCCCGTGGTGGATACTTCGCGACCCAAGCCTTAGGTAACTTAGCCGGCCCAAGCTTCCAGGCACGCTTTCGCTTGATGATTCCAAAGGTAAGAAACGACATTAACTTTCTGAGCATATCACTCACTCCTTGTTAAAGATTCATTTCTCCCTCTCATAACATTTTGTTTTTATTTCTTTCTCTCTCCCTCTTTTCCCTCCCTCTTAGAGGCCCCCCCTCCCCCTTTATTAACTTAGTAAAAATAAACAGAATCACCTCTACGAATCTTTCCCCATTCCGGACTTAATGCGTTGCGTTATATATAAGGAGAGAGAGATCATAACACCCCCCCTCGGCTGTGCATGTCATCGCCGCCAGTTTCCTAGACTGGTATTGTGTTACACCGGATTGCTAGTTCCGGGGCGGTCTATGGAATCTTACGGGGTCTCAGTGGGGACACATGTATGTCTGTAACTGGTAAGGCATAAACCGCTGCGCGTCCGCTTTTAGGTGGTCCCTTGCGGGCCATAGCGTCTACTCCGTAGCGGTGGATTAAGTGGGGTACTGCTATGATAGAGTATGCTTGTCCCGGGGGCAACTAGTCGATAGAGTTTTCTCATGCACGTAGAAATCCCCATTTCAATACTGATACTTAGCGAAGAAGAGAAAGCAAAGGCCGATGCCCGACGCAAAGAGAAAGCGCGCCCAAGGGTCGTACAGCATCCATGGGAAGAAGCCCCGGATAGTCCAGACAAAAGATAAGCATAAGCTCTGGGATGACCTCTTCTCTATAACGGAGAGTCAGATATCCATCCTCAAAGAGCGGGTGGACTTGAACCAGGAGCTCGACGACAAAGACATGCGCAAGCTCGATGGTTGCTTCAATGGGATGAAGAGACTGCTCGAGATCGAGAACCAACTGAAATCAGACTTCATCGCCTCAATGACAGACGAGGAATTGGTGAAGCTCGCGAAGAAGGCAATAAGGGAGCGGAAGAATGATCAGGAAGTATGAGCCCATCGACGAGGATTTCCTCTACCACTCATGGCTGCACTCAGTGAAGTGTCCAACCAAGATGGTGACCTCCATGACACGTCGAGTCATAGATGATGTGATAGAGCAGGGNAANNTNCGGGTGTTCTGCCCCGACGACGACCCAGATCATATCATCGGCTGGATGGCCTACGGGAAGATTGAACACACCCCACTTCTCCATTTTCTCTTCGTTAAGAAGGACTTTCGGATGAATGGCCTCGGAACCGAGCTCATTAGGAGCGTTTATCCTGATTTAGAGATGACTATCTTCTGCACCTTCTGGTCGTTTCACATGCAACAATTGAATGCTCGTAAGAGATGGAACGCAAAGTTCGTTGGGAATTTACTTCCGACAGTGGTCTTTGATATCATGTCAAGAGAGAATGGGAGACGTGAGGAGCAGCATGGCCCGTAAAGTTACCAGTTTGCCGACAGTAACGTTGACGAGTAGGGAGATACTCGAGGCGGTAGCTGTTCGCATGGGTACCAGGAAAGGGCCAACTGACGCTCAGAGAAGAAAGAAGAGAAGTCATGCGCTGAGTATGACGAGCTCTTTATTCAAGGAGCAGCTCGATCTCATCTCTGACACGAGCAGAAGGAAGGCGGCTATCTGTAGTCGGCGTAGTGGTAAGAGCTACGCGGCTGGTCGCTACCTAATCAAGGAGGCCCTCGATGATGAGGGCACGACGTGTGTATACATTGCCAGGACCAGGGAAGCTGCCAAACGTATCTTGTGGTCCTCTTTAAAAGAGGCTAACCAGAAGTATCGTCTAGGGATCAAGTTTAACAATGCGGATTTGATTGCGACCTTTCCCAATCGTAGTCAGATCTTGTTTACTGGTGCCAATGATGCCTCAGACGTGGATAAGCTGCGTGGGGCAGCTTTCTCCTTAGCCGTCCTTGACGAGGCAGCTTTCTTCAACATCGACTTGAAGGAGCTCGTTAACGAGGTCTTAACGCCCGCGTTACTCGACAGGGACGGCTCTCTGGTGATGATCTCCACACCCAACAGTGCATGTACTGGGTTCTTCTACGACATCACCGAGAAGGGTACGTACAACTTCTCAATTCACAGGTGGACAGTAAAAGAGAACCCTTACATGCGACATGCTATCAGGGCCATCGAAGATGATATTCGAAATGGGATCTTGAACCCNTCCGAGCCATCCTTCAAACGAGAGTACCTCGGACTCTGGGTCCGCGACGACCAGGACATCGTNTATCCCTATGGTGAGCATAATCTGTTTGAAAAAACCCCAGAAGGTGATGACTGGGAATACGTCCTCGGTATTGACCTTGGCTATCATGATGCCACTGCTTTCGTGGTAGCGGCCTGGTGTTCAGACCATCCTCACCTTTATTTACTCGATGAGTATAAGCAAAGCAAAATGCTGGTCTCTGACGTCGAGGATAAAATACGAGCATTTATGCGGGACTATGAGTTCAACTCTATCGTGATGGATACGGGTGGTGGCGCATCAAGGATGGTTCTCGAGACATTCAAGGAACGGTCAGGCCTTCCTGTTAAGCCCGCAAGGAAGACGGGCGATAAGGTTGGAATGATTAAGATGATGAACTCTGACCTCAATACTGGGATCATCAAGGCACACAAGGACATGGAGCTGCTCAAAGAGTGGGATAAGCTCCAGTATAATAAGGCCAAGACTGCCGAAGATAAAAGATACGATAACCACCTCTCTGACGCAGCGCTCTATGCGTGGGCCGAAAGCCGTAACTGGTTGTTCGAAGAGAAGACTTTGGGGCCTGAAAAGGGCTCAGAGGAGTGGTTCAAGAAGCTTGAGGATGACATGGAGCAACATCTTCTTGATAGAGATGAGCATGACAAGTATGATCAAGACCTATGGGGGATTGGGTATTCGGACCAAGAACTCTGGGTGAACTAGGAGCAGATAAATGAGTGAGCAGCCTACACCAACTACAAAGAAGCTGAAGAGCATGCTGCGCATGCTGACTGAGCATGGCGTCGCCCGCTACAAGGACGCCGAGGTAGAGATTGAATTTAGCGGCTTTATGCCAACGACGTTTGATGATGAATCAAAAGAGTTCGATATGTCGGACTATGAGCAACCCGGTGCATCCAAGACAGAGCCCATTAGGGAAATGACCGAGGATGAATACTTGTGGTGGAGTGCGGATAATACATCATGAAATATGGCGTATTCGGAGAGACGTTCTGGTGGCAGGTTGAGCAAGATCCTCATTCTGCTGTTTCCAAGTTTGTGGACGTTCTCCGCAACGACCAAGACAATTTCTATACGGAGTGCATGACCCACCGTGGGTTGTATAACGGTAGGTCTCCGCACTCTCGTCTCACTGGTGGTTCTCAATACTACACCACTGCTCGCCAGCCACAGCTGACCTTCAACATCGTCCACTCTATCTGTCAGGCAGCTTCCGCAAAAATTTCGAAGCATCGTCCAGCCATCAGCTTTCTCACCGAGGGCGGGAACTTTACTCAGAAGAGTAAGGCGAAGATGTTCAATAAGTTTATCCAGGGCATCTTCAACGAAGTAGAGGCTTACCCGATTGCTCAGCGCTCCTTCCTTGATGCGTGCATTAATGGGACAGGGATCATCAAGATCTTCACTGAGTTTGGAAAGGTGAAGCTAGAGAGAGTTCCTCTCTATGAGATGACTGTCGATCCCCTAGAAGTCGATAATGGGTATCCCCCTCGCCAGCTCTTTCAGACAAAGAGAGTGTCTCGCTTTGTTCTTGCTGAAATGTTTCCCGAGAGCAAAGACGCCATCATGGGCGCTGATGAAGATCGTGATGACGAGTATACTCAAAACGATACTCGAACCAGTGACATGATTCTTTGTCACGAGGCGTGGCATCTCCCCTCTGGCCCAAAGGCTAAGGATGGGAGACATCTGATTTGTGTCGATAATGCGACTCTTCTCGATGAGCCATGGGAGAAGGATTACTTCCCCTTTGTATTTATCCGCTGGACCGAGAACCCTGCTTCATTTTGGGGCAACGGTCTCACCAGGGAGGTCAAAGGGATACAGGTAGAAATTAACAAGCTGCTCGCTCGAATCCAAGAGCAGATGCACCTTGCAACCCCAAAGGTCTTCATTGAGGACAGCTCCAAGATTGTCCAAACGCATCTGAATAACAGGGTGTGGGGAGCGATTAAATATCGAGGTACTCCGCCACAGTTCTTTGTTCCTCGAGCTGTATCTGGCGAGATGTTCTCTCACTTGGACCGACTAGTAGATAGGGCTTACGAGATGACTGGTATCTCTCAGCTCTCCGCGCAATCAAAGAAACCAGTAGGATTAGAGTCGGGCCGAGCTCTTCGAGAGTTTTCCGATATTGAGTCAGAGCGATTTATGGTTGTTGGTCAGGCTTACGAGAAACTCTTCACGGATGTTTCGAAGCAGATCATCCGACTCGTCTCTCAGGGCGGGTCGTACGTCTCAAAAAGCTATGACATGACGAGTGGCATGGAGCGCATTAAGTGGTCTGATATCGATCTCGATGAGGACCAGTATGTGATGCAGGTCAAACCGATTGGCTCCTTGCCTCAGACCCCAGCGGCCAAACTGTCGTCGGTTGCGGAGATGACGCAGAATGGTCTCTTTACTCCGGAAGAGGCTCACCAGCTCTTAGACTTCCCTGACCTGGAGAAGTCGAACAAGCTCAAGACAGCTCATATTGATGTCATCGATATGATGATTGATGAGATCCTTGAAAAAGAAGAGTGGCATCCCCCTGAACCATTTATGGATTTGGAGTTTGGGATTCAGCGATTCCAGCAGGCCTACAACTTGGCCATCATTGAGAAGGCCCCAGAGAATAGGCTTGAACTCATGCGCAGATGGATTGAAAAAGCGCTGACAATAATCGAGCATGGTATGGCTCCAGAAGGTGGACCACCGGGCGGACCAATGCCGGGACCAATGGCGCCAGGACCAATGCCGCCGGGGGCAATGCCACCAGGAGCAATGCCAGGGGGACCAATGGCCCCACCAATGCCGGGAGGAGGAATGGGAATGAACCCGCCTCCTCAATTGCCGCAAGGTGAATTAATGCCAGCAGGAATCCCGACTGGCTTAGCATAGGAGCAATAGATGGAAGACGCAGCACAAGAAGCACCCGCAGCACCCGCACCTGCACCCTCTGCCGAGCCAGAGATGCCGGAGACTTTTAATATCTTCTCGGAGGATGCGGCCCCAGTAGCGGGACAACCCCAGGCCCAGACCGAGGAGCCCAAGAGAAGCAAAGCGTTTCTCGAGAAGGTTGCCGCAGATAAGGCTAAGCGATCTCAAGAGATCCAAGCGAAAAAGCATCAGGCTGAGCTCTCTCAGCGGGACCAGCAGATCCATCAGATGCAGGGGAATAAAGACCTGCTTCAGCGAAACCCGGACGAGTACTTCAGACAGCAAGGGGTGGACCCTGCCCAGTTCTATAATCAGTGGACCGAGCAGAAGATTAATCCCCAAGCTGGCACCTCCATGGAGAGTCAGATTAATCGGACCCAGATGGAGCTCGCTAAGCTTCGGTCTGAGGTGCAGCAAAGAGACCAGTCTCACCAGCAGCAAATCCAGGATGTCGAAACAAGGCAGAGTGTCAAGAAGTTCGTTGGCGATATCGAGCAGTTCTCCGCAAACAACCAGGAATCTTATCCTATGGCCCGAGAGAACTGTACTGCTCGCGACGTAGCTCAGGGGATTGCAAAGTATTACCAGAAGACTGGGCAACAACTAACTATCGAAGAAGCATTCCAAAAGATTGAGAGCGGATTGGCTGAGCATCAGAGAAAACTCTACACTGACCCGAAACATGTAGAACGTTTTCGCCGCTATAACTCGCAGCCTGTAGCATCGAATAGAGTGAAGGGACCACAAGCAACCCTGTCCAGTAAGTGGGGCGAACAGCCTACACGAAAAGACCCCGAGGACATGTCCTTCGAAGAGATTCGAGAGATGTACAAGGGGAAACTCTTCACTTGAATTAAGGAAGGAGGGGAGCAATGGCTTCCTTTAACTTAACGAACTTCGATGCGGCCATGAAGCACATGTACCCGTATAAGAAGGTCGAGAACCTCGTATACAAGAACAATCCGTTGTTTGCGATGATCCCAAAGGAAACTACGTTTCCTGGGCGAAACGCAACTTATGCAGTTGAGTACGGCATGACCACTGGTCGTAGTGCTGATTTTCAAACTGCTCAGAACAACCGTGGCGGTACTAAGCTCGAAGACTTCGTTGTCACTCGAGTGAAAGACTATGCGGTGGTCAGTGTTGATAATGAGACGCTTCTTGCTGCCGATGGTAGCGAGGGTTCTCTGCTTGACGTTGCCAAGGCAAAGACTGACTCAGCCCTTCATGTGCTTTCTCGCACAATGGGCCGAGACATTTTCCGCAGTGGTACCGGCTCTATCATGAAGCTTGCTGCTAGTGGTGCTGTTTCCGGGAGTGTTGTTACACCGTTGACTGCTGCTGGAACCATCCAGGTTGAAGTTGGAATGCGTCTGAAGGGAAGTGCTACCGATGGCAGCGCTCTCTATGATGGTGTCCTGACTGTTGAAAGTGTTGACCGTACTGCCAACACATTCACCACAACAATTGCCCCTGGAACTGCAATGGCGTCACTCGGAAACGATGACTTCTTGTATGTCGAGGGTGATGCTGCTGATGCTGGAGCTAACATCAAGATGTCAGGTCTTGATTCTTGGCTCCCATCAACGATTGCTTCGTCTGGTGATTCTCACTTCGGTGTTAACCGCTACACTGACTCAACTCGTTTGGGTGGTCAGCGACAAGCTGTAGTCTCTGCTTCTATTCAGAACACTCTCATCAATGCCGCCGTTTTGGTTGCTCGTGAGGGTGGTCGTCCTGATGCAGTGTTTATCAATCCAACTGATTGGGCCGAGCTCGCGATTGACCTCGAAGGTCGTGCTCTTGCAGCTCAGAGCTATAACCGTCGTCGTTATGACAACGGTGACGATATGGCTCAGTTTGGCTTTGCAACTCTTCAGCTTGCCACACCTGCTGGCATGGA